AGCCGAACTACGACGGGTTCGAGGGCAACTACTTCCTCTCGCCGTCGAACGACGTCCGCCCGACCGTGATGAACGGGGTCACCCGCGAGCCCATCACCAAGGCTGACGGCACGATCTACTCGGGCTGCATCGTCAACTGCAAGGTTGAAATCTGGGTGCAGGACAACTCGTGGGGCAAGCGCGTCAACGCCACCCTGCTCGGGGTCCAGTTCGTGCGCGACGGCGACGCGTTCGGCGCTGGCTCGCCGCCCGCCAACCCGGATGACTTCCCTGATCTGGATGCTGGCGGCGACGACAGCGACCCGTTCGCATGAGCCGGGGCAAGTTCGGCATGGCCGCAGCCTTGGCGCTGCTGTCCTCGACCTCGGTCCGCAAGGTGTACGGCGCGTCTGCTATCCAGCGCGTCGTCACCGACAGCCGCAAGGGCAAGCGGTACGGCAACACCAGCCGCTACCAGCCGCACCAAGGCCCGCGCGAGTGCGCCCGGCGCGTTCGCCAGATGGCGCGCTCCTGACATGGCGACCGGCCTGTTCCATACCCGGTCCGTGGATCATGTCCGCGGACCGGCACGCCGCCGCGCGTTCATCAAGGCGCGCGGCATCTCGGTGGGACAGGCCGCGCGCGCCGCGGAGCAGCGGGCCAAGTCGGCGGCGCTCCGCGCCGTGTTCGCGGAGTTGATCGCGGAGGACATGCTCCTCAAGGACGCCGCCGAGCAGCTCGGGATCAGCAAGTCGTACGGCATCAAGCTGTTTAAACAAATCCGAGAAGAGCTCGGCATACCGGTGAGGGACTGATGCTGCCTCCTAGCGCTAAGGTTTTATTTTTTGATACAGAAACCTACTGCGACACGCCGATCAAGGACGGCACGCACCGGTACGCCGAGCGTGTCGAGATCATCATGGCGCAGTGGGCGCTCGACGACCCGCTGCTCGGTGAGCAGGGCGAGATACACGTCGAGGACCTGACTGACGACGAGGGCGAGGGCACGCTGCCGTTCAGCGACGAGCTGCTCGCGCATCTCGCGGACCCGACCGTGCTCGTGGTCTGCCACAAGAGCGACTTCGACCGCACCGTCACGCGCCACGCGAAGGGCCTGACCATCCCGGCCGACCGGGTCGAGGACACCATGGTCCGCGCCATGGCGCACGGTCTGCCGGGTGGGCTTGAGAAGCTCTCGCACATCTTCAAGCTGGGCGACGACAGCAAGCACAGCGGTGGGCGCAACCTCATCATGCTGTTCTGCAAACCGCTGCCCAAGAACAGCAAGCTGCGCCGCGCGACTAAGCACACCCACCCCGAGGAGTGGGCGACGTTCCTCGCCTACGGCGGGGGCGACATCCAGTCCATGCGGGCGCTGCGCGCCAAGCTCCCCGGGTGGAACTACCCCGGCAAGCACGGCCGCAACCAGCCGACCGAGTACGACGTCTGGCAGCTCGACCAGCGCGTCAACGAGCGCGGCTTCAAGGTCGACCTCGAGCTGGCCGATGCGGCGATCGAGCTGATGGCCCGGGTCAAGAAGGTCAACGACGACTACGTCGAGGAGACCACCGAGGGGGAGGTCACCAGCGCCAACCAGACCCAGAAGCTGCTCGCGCACCTGCTCTCGTTCTACGGGGTCGACTTGCCGGACATGCAGAAGGGCACGCTCGAGCGGCGGATCGAGGACCCGAACATCCCCGAGGTGGTCAAGGAGCTGCTGAGAGCGCGCCTCGATACCGCTGTGGCCTCGGTTGCCAAGTACAAGGCGCTCAAGCGCTCCGTGAGCTCTGACGGGCGTCTGCGGGGCACGATCCAGTACTGCGGCGCGGCGCGCACCATGCGCGACGCGGGGCGCATCTTCCAGCCGCAGAACCTCGTGCGCCCCAACAAGGCCGAGAGCAAGGCGGTCGAGGGCTGGATCGACGACATCAAGAGCGGGATGGGCGAGCTGCTCCTGCCCAACCCGGCGCGCGCTGCAGCGGTGGCGCTGCGCGGTACGATCATTGCGGACGAGGGCAAGAAGCTGGTCATCGCCGACCTTGCCAACATCGAGGGACGCGTGCTGGCGTGGCTGGCCGGGGAGGACTGGAAGCTCAAAGCCTTCGCCGACTTCGACAAGGGCACCGGCCCCGACATGTACCGGCTCGGCTACAGTAAGTCGTTCCACGTCCCGCTCATCGACGTGACCGACGACATGCGCCAGATCGGCAAGGTGCAGGAGCTGGCGCTCGGCTTCCAAGGCGCTGCCGGTGCCTTCGGGACGATGATGAAGCTCTACGGGATGTCGCTCAGCGACGAGGCGATCACCGAGGTGGTCAACGCGTGGCGGCTGGCGAACTCGAACATCAAGCAGTTCTGGTGGGACCTCGACGAGGCGGCGCGCGAAGCGACCATGACCCCGGGGCGCACCGTCTATGTCGGCAAGATCGGGTTCAACCGGTGGGGCGAGTGGCTTCGCATGATCCTGCCCAACGACACCGTGCTGTGCTACTGCCAGCCCGCGATCGTGCCGCACCCCAAGTTCAAGAACTCGACCTCGCTGTCGTACCTCGGGGTCAATTCGTACACCCGCAAGTGGGAGCGCATCCACACCTACGGCGGCAAGCTGGCGGAGAACGCGACGCAGAAGGTGGCCCGCGATGTCTTCAAAACTAATTGCCTAGGCGTTGAAGCCGCCGGGTACGAAATCGTGTTGCCTTGTCACGATGAAGCTGTTACGGAGGTTCCCGACGATCCGCGATACTCGGTGGGCGAACTGGTCAGGCTCTTGGCGGCGACGCCTTGGTGGGCCGATGAAACGCTACCGATCGCCGCCGAAGGGTTCGAGACAAAGGTGTACCGCAAGTGAGCGAAATATGGCGCGACATCCCCGGTTGGGAGGGGCTTTACCAAGTTAGCGACATGGGCCGGGTTCGGTCTTTTGATCGCCACGTACCCGCCACCGGAGGGTCGCAGGCGCTGCGCAGAGGACGCATCCTTATTCCGGTGCCGAAGCAAGGGCGTTACCTCGCGGTGACGCTGGCAGCAGGGCGCAGGCGCAAGCAGCATCTACTGCACGATCTAGTTCTGCTTGCGTTCATTGGACCGCGTCCTGCGGGGTTGCAGGGCTGCCACGCAGACGACGATAAAGCCAACAACGCGCTCGACAACCTGCGCTACGACACACCTCACGGCAACGCGCAAGACCAGATAAGGAACGGGCGCAGCGCCAAAGGCGAGCGGCACCCACTGGCCAAGCTGACGGAGCGCGACGTGAGGGCTATTCGCGAAAGCGGCGAGAGCAACCTCACCCTCGGGTTTCAGTACGGCGTTCACCCGGGCCACATCCACGGCATCCGTGCCCGAAGAACTTGGAGACACATCTGATGGCCGCGCACAAAGAGGGCAAGGTCGAGACCTACTTCAAGGAGCAGGTCGAGGCTCACGGCGGGATCACGCGCAAAGCGAAGTGGCTCTGCCGCCGTGGGTGCCCGGACCAGTTCTGGTCGTTCCCCGAGTACCGATACAAGAACCCGGACCCCGGCCAGCCGGTGCGCCCCGCGCGCTTCGGTCTGGCCGAGATCAAAGCCCCCGGCCTGCCGCTGCAGCCGCATCAGGATCGCGAGATCAAGAAGCTCAAGGCGGCGGGCGTCACCGTCTACGTGATCGACAGCCACGAGGGCGTCGACGCTTTCATCAGGAGAGAAGCATGACCTTCATACGCCGGGTCGCCGCGCCGCTGCCAGAGGGGTGTAAACATTACCCTGTCACCGATCAGGATGGGCGGGGGTACAATGCGGTCGAGTTCCCCTGCGGCACGCTAGTTGACGCAGCGCTTGCGCCCTTTTGGCGATACGACGACACACTATTCGAGAGGTACGAGAAATGAGCGACGCGCCGAAGCAGCGTACCCCATTCACGACCTACGGGAAGATTTTCTCGGGCACGAAGCACTACAGAGACTTCATGAAGTTTCTGACGGACCTGGACGCATTCGCCAGCGAGGTCAGTTCGAGCGGCGACGGAGCGGACGGAAACACCGTGATCATTTCGCCAACACCCGGTGGCGGTGGCGGTGGCGGTGGACCAACACCAGGCGGCATCGTCCCGATCATAAGCGCGCAGCTTCCCGTGGAGCTTCCCGACATGCCGAGCATCGCGCGCGGAATGGCCGTCTCGTACCGCCGCGGCACCGTGGTTCCGGCGAGCAACACGGACACCGCGAATCCGGCGAACTTCGCGTGCGGCTACAAGCAGGGCGGCAAGATGTTCCTCTACGGAAGTTGGCACCTTGGGGAACTCCTTCTAGCACCGGGAGCGGGCAGCAACGCGCTCTCCACACTCTACCTGTCCACTGGAGG